CTAGGACACCCCTGACCATTCCTGTTCTATTTACCCCTCAAAACGACTCGAAGAGCCACGAATAACATCATGCAGGACATAGAAGGTACAGATACGCCTAAAGTAGCCTCAGATCGGCTTGTATCGGTTTTGGGTAGGGACACAGAACTCATATTTGGCCATTCAGAGCCTAGAATCCACACGCCGCTTAATGATCTGCCCTCAAAAGGCCTTGAACTGATCGATCTGGCGTCACAAATAGGCGTAGAGCTTATGCCCTGGCAAAAATTCTTTATTGAGCATAGCCATAAAGTCTTGCCTAATGGCAGGTGGGCTAGCCCTGTAAATGTCTGCACCGTAGCCAGGCAAAATGGCAAAAGTTTTGTCATGCAGCTTAGAATTTTGGGCGGTCTTTTCCTATGGGATGAGTCGCTACAAATTGGATCAGCTCACAGGTTATCCACATCGTTAGAGCAGTTTAGGCAGCTTGTCCACATGATCGAGGGTAGCGATTACCTGGCTAAACAGGTCAAGCGTATCCGCTGGTCACACGGGTCTGAGGAGATCGAGACTAATTTAGGCACTCGATACATTATCAAGGCTGGTGGATCGGCCGCTCGTGGAGTAAGTAAGCCAGAGACTATCCACCTGGACGAGCTACGCGAGATGACAGACCTGGAATCTTTTGCCTCATTGCGCTATACCCTGATGGCGGCTAAAAATCCTATGATCGTCAGCTACACAAATGCTGGTGATGCGGCGAGCATTGTGCTTAACCAATTTAGGCAACGCGCTATGCAATCGATCGGCGGCGCTGTTGATGACATAGGTTACTTTGAGTGGTCAGCGCCCAGCGATGAGGTCACCATAGAAAATGCGGCCTACAGTAACCCTGCGCTAGGAATTACAATCCATCCCGACAATATCCGAGCAGTCTTTAATGATCCACCTGACGTTGTACAGACCGAGGTGCTTTGTAGGTGGGTTCAATCCATCGCCAGCTGTGTAGATAGCGCTAAATGGGCTGCATGTAGCGATGAGGCATTTGACCTAGATGAGGATAAATTAACGTGGCTAGGCATAGACTTATCGCCAGATCGCAAATTTGCGGCACTCGTCGGAGCGCAAAAATTAGGGTCTGAAAGTTTTGGCGTCAAGCTGTTGCACACGTGGGAGAACACGTTACAGCTTGACGACAAAGCTATAGCAAATGATTTAGCGTCCTATGCTCGCAAATACCCAATCGAGTATGTGCTTTATTCAAGGCGTACAGCTGGAGCGGTCGCATCTCGTCTAGCGCCAGCAGGCATACCGATTTATGACATGGACGCGGCCTATCCACAAGCTTGTGATGAAATGCTAGGTGCTATCAATAGCGGTCGATTACATTACAAGCCTAACCCAGAGCTAACAGCGCAAATGCTATCGGCTGTGCAATTACGTCGAGGCGATGGCGGTTGGGTTATAGGCAGAAGGGCCAGCAGTACGGCCGTCTGTGCCAGCGTGGCCACAGCACTTTGTACGCACTTTGCAACACGCCCAGAGACAGACCTAGACATAATGGTAGGGTAGATGGTACAAGCGTCGTAGAATTTACGCATGGGCATTATCAATACGTTATTTCCTAAAACAGTATCCGAGACTGTGACAGACGTAGAGGCATCGATCGCACCCTATTACACAGAGACATCGCCATTTTTCTTTTCAGGAATTGTACAAGCTACACGAGCCGAGGCAGTAAGTGTGCCAGCAGTATCGCGCAGCATTGGCATCTTGCAGACGATTGCCTCATTGCCTATGCACGTGCGCAATGTGGCTACAGGCGAAAAAGTACAATCGCCGCGAGTAATCAATCAGCCCGATCCACGCATTGCAGGCAACGTATTTTGGTCCTGGATAATTTCTGATCTCGTCCTACATCCGAGCGCGTATGCATACGTCATGGACAGATATGCAGACACAGGACGCATTAGAGCAATGGAGCGCATCGCGCCAGAGCGTGTAGCAATTCAGACTGACGGCATGGGCTATGAAATTGTCAGCTACCAAATCGATGGCAAATTTGTTGATCCAAATAACCTTGTTGTATTTGCAGGAGATGGCGAGGGCCTTCTATATCGCGCAGGTCGCACAATCAAGGCTGCAACAGCGCTAGAAAAATCTGCAATGAACTTTGCAAATGAGCCAATTCCACAAATGGTACTAAAGTCTAATGGCACATCATTGCCAGCAGATCGCGTAGCCAAATTACTTTCATCCTGGCGCTCAGCTCGTGCTAGTAAATCAACAGCATTTTTAAATGCAGACGTCACATTAGAGACAGTCGGTTTTGATCCTAAATCGATACAGCTTAATGAGGCGCGCAATTATGTCGCGCTAGAACTGGCCAGAGCATGCGGCTTACCAGCATATTTTGTAGATGCACAGCAGTCCACATTTACTTATTCTAACGCTTTGGATAAAAGGCGTGACCTGGTCGATTTTGCATTTCGTAATTACATGTCACAGATCGAGCAGCGCATGAGCTTTGGAGATTTCGTCCCGGCCGGCCAGGAAGTAAAATTTGATGTGGACGATTTCCTACGCGGCAACCCACTAGAGCGCGCACAGGTTTATGAAATTCTTAATCGTATCGGCGCAATGTCGGTCGAGGAAATACGCGGAGATGAGGACATGCTGCTATGAAAAAAGTACTGACACCCTTTACAGTCACGGCTACAGATGATGAAAGTCGCACCATCTCAGGCCGCATTGTGACATTTGAGGAGACTGGTAATACATCGATCGGTAAAGTGCAATTTGCAGTAGGCAGTATCGAGGCACAGCCTGTACTACTTAACCTGGAGCATGATCGCACAAGACGTATTGGCTCCACTTTATCTATGGATCAGACAGACAAAGAAATTTCGGCGACTTTTAAAATTGCCAAGACAACAGCAGGCAATGACGCGCTCGTTGAGGCAGCAGAAGGTTTACGCGATGGTTTTAGCGTTGAAGTCTCATTTGACGAGTACGAAACATTAAAAGACGGCACAGTACGCATACTCAAAGGCGAACTCACAGCCGTTGCATTGACCAGCGAGCCAGCGATCCGCAGCGCTCGTGTTGAGTCAGTAGCAGCTACAGAAGAAGATTCTGCACCTACAACAGATGCAGATGTACCTACAACAACAGAAGGAGACGAAGTGGATAACACCGTCACAGACGCTTCAGCCGTAGAGACGGTCGAAGCAGCGCAGTCAGTCACAGCAGCTGCAACCACAGTCGGCGGCTTTTCATCAAAGCCACGTATTGAGCTAACAGCAGTCAAGTACCTCGAAAACAAGATCAAGGCAGCACTAGGCGACGAGGATGCTCGCCAAAGTGTTATGGCAGCAGACACAACAGACAACGCGGGCATGGTGCCAACACGCCAGCTCGCCGAGGTCGTAAATGGGTTGGCTACATCAATCCGACCATCAATCGACGCAATCTCACGTGGCGTATTGCCAGATGCAGGTATGTCTTTTGAAATTCCTAAGGTTACACAAGTACCTTTGGTTGAGACGGAAGCAGAAGGCGCTGCATTTGCAGATCGCGATTTAGAGTCAGCCTTCATTTCGGTCCCAGTACTAAAATTTGCGGGCCAGCAAAAATTCAGCGTGGAATTGTTTACACGCACTAGCCCTGTTTTCTTCAATGAGCTTTTGACAAATATGTCAGCGGCAATGGCTAACCATCAAAACAAGGTTGTCAACGCAAAGCTAATTGCAGATTCAACACTAGATGCGACAACCGTTGCGGCATATCCAACAGCAGCAGAATTGCTAGGAATTGTCTCACGTGGAGCTGCATCAGTTTATGGCGCTACAAAGGGCCTACCAAATCCATTTGCACGTAACATGATCGTATCTACAGGACAATGGGCTAACCTCATGTCACTCAATGATGCTGGACGTCCGATCTACAACACAGTAACCAACCCATCAAATCAGGCTGGCGTAGCTACACCAACATCACTTACAGGCCAGGTCGCAGGGCTTAACCTTTATGTCGATCCTGAAAACGGCGGCGATGGAGATGGCACAATCCTCATCGTTAACCCAAGCGCTTATACCTTCTATGAGAGCGGTCAATATCAGCTACGCGCTGAGTCAACGGCTGACGGTTCCATCACCGTAGGAATCTACTCATTCGGAGCCATTGCGACAAAGATCGCGGCTGGCGCTTTCAAGAATAACAAGGCCTAAAAAACTAATCATGGGGTAGCGCGCTCCCGCGCTACCTCAGTCGAACGAGAGGACGCTCATGCCTAGTATTGTCACAGCATCACAGCTGCGGTCTGTGCTAGGCGTGAGCGTTGCTTTATACGACAACGCTTATTTAGATGAAGTAATCAACACAGCTGAGGCAGTTATTTTGCCTATGCTGGTTGCAAATGTATCGGCAGTCAACGCCTATAAGCTTGACAAAAACGTGGCATATTATTACACCGAGCGCGAGCATCATTTTGCGCCAGGCCAGGTAGTCATTGTTACAGGTATTCCAGCACCTTTTAGCGCTAGCGTCACGGTTGTCACAGCTGGCACGTATTATTTTACGGCAGCGCTCGTCAGCGCAGATGTATCACTAAGAGAGATTATTCCTACTGGTCGCGCAACACTTACAGGCTATTCAGCCGTCAATATCTATGCAGGCAATGATGCTATCGAGTCAGCGATCCTGGCAGTATCGGTCGAGGTATTTCAGTCACGCGTTGCAGCAGGTGGGCAGATCGAAGGGCTAGATTTTACCGCGACGCCATATCGCATGGGTCGCAGTCTCACGAACAGAGTCTCCACATTACTTATGCCATTTTTAGACGTTGAGACGGTATGTCAATGACAACGCCACCACCACCATCAACCATTTTAAGCCAGGTACGCCAGCCACTAGCCACAGCTTTAAGCAGCGTTGCAGGTAATGTCTATTCATACGTGCCAGAGTCAATTATTCCACCAGCTGTTGTATGCGTACCAGATACGCCATATTTAGAATTAGAGACAATTAGCAAAAGTACTCTGCACACAAAAATTAACTTTTCTATTTCGGTCGCTGTTGCATATAACAGCAATCCAGCGTCGCTTGATAACATCGAGCAGCTAATAATGAGTGTTCTGGCAGTTATACCTAGCGGTTACGTTGTCAGCACGGTCGAAAGGCCAACAGTTACACAAGTCGGGGCATCTACGCTGCTGATTGCAGATATTCGAGTCTCAACCTACTACACACAAACAACATAAGGAGCAGTCATGGCAACCGTCGTAATTACTGGTCGTGATATTACTTTGTCCTTTACAGGTGGGACAGACGTAGAAGCACAGGCCACAAGCGCAGTACTCACAAAGGTTTTAGATCGTCAGACCTATCAAACACTCGATGGCGAGGCATACAAAACCACTAACGTATCAGCCGAATTTGCATTGGAAATGCTTGCAGATTGGGGTAAGGCTAACTCAGTATGCGAGGCAATTTGGACAGCTTGCGATAGCGCACCAGATACAGACATTCAGATCACAATGACCTCAGCTACAGGCGCACAATTTGTATTTCCTATCAAGCCGTCATACCCAACAGTAGGCGGCTCAGGTATGGATGCTCAGACTGTGTCCTTTACTTTCCTTGTACCTAAGGGCGAAGTCACCGAAACATTCAGTTAAAAACTAACAGAAACGGGAGCAAATAAATGCAACAAAATATAACAATTAAATATCAAGATGGGTCAGAGGCAGAGTACACAGTACGCCCACCTGATTACGCTCGATGGGAGATGGCAACCAAAAAGGTCATCTCCCAATTCGGCGGCATGTGGGACATTTTGTATGTAGCACATTTGGCCTATAAACGTGATGCTGGCAGTAAAACGACCAAGCCATTTGAGGCCTGGATGGAATCAGTCAGCGACGTTGAGGTAGGAGATGGCGACCCAAAAGCCACGAGCGCGGAAGTGTCAGCCGACTAATCATCGAGCTAGCAATAGCCACGCAAATACCTATGGAGCATTGGCGTACAGCTGAGGACATACTTACAGCGATAGAGATATTGGAAGCGAGGGCAAATGGCAAATGACCCGATAGCCCTAGACAAGTCTGAACTGGCGCAAGTATTTAAGGCGCTAAAAAATTTGGATGAGGCCGCCATCGATGAAGCCAAGCGCCAGTCAGGTGCTTTGGCTGATTACGCTCGTACAGAGATTGTGCAGACAGCAGACACACTTAAAAGCCGTAAAGTCGCCAGCAGGGTAGCCTCAGGATCAAAGGTTAAAAAGTCTAGCAAGATTGGCGAGATTACATTTGGCTACGCATCGCAAAAGTTTAGCGGCGGTGCAGATACCAGGCAGATTTGGGGCGGCTCAGAATTTGGGTCTAACAAGTGGAAGCAATTTCCTATATGGTCAGGCCGCGAGGGTCGCGGCTCAAAGGGCTATTTCATCTACCCTACATTGCGCAGAATACAGCCAGAGATAGTACAACGCTGGAGCGCAGCATTTAGCAAGATATTGAAGGAGTGGGGCTAATGGCAGGCACAAGATCGTTAACCCTTAAACTATTAGCAGACGTTGATAACTTTACAAAAAACCTTAAAGGCGCAGATAGCGAGGTCAAGGGCTTTGGCGACAAGGTTGGAGCATTTGGCAAAAAGGCTGCCCTAGCATTTGCAGCAGCAGGCGCAGCAGCAGCGGCTTATGCAGGTAAATTACTCGTCGATGGCGTAAAGGCGGCGATTGAGGATGAGGCAGCCCAGGCTAAGCTGGCGACCACATTAAAAAATGTCACAGGCGCTACAGATGCACAAATAGCAGCGGTTGAGTCGCAGATACTTAAAACATCGCTACTGACTGGTCTGACTGACGATGAGCTACGCCCTAGTTTTGAGCGCTTTGTGCGAGCTACAAATGATTCAGATGCAGCACTTAAATTACAGGCGACGGCTATCGATGTGGCCGCTGGTTCTGGCAAGTCATTAGAAGCTGTTACAAATGCAATGGCAAAGGCCGCTGAGGGCAATACGGCATCACTCGTAAAGCTAGGCATTGGCCTTACGGCAGCACAACTTAAAACAATGTCAATGGATGAGATCACTCTCAAATTGGCTGAGACTTTTGGCGGCCAGGCCTCAGAACAGGCTGACACCTTTCAAGGCAAGATGGCGCGTCTCAGCGTTGCATTTGCAGAAGGTAAGGAGACAGTCGGCGCATTTGTCCTAGATGCAATAACGCCTATGGTCACCAATTTTGTTGACAAGGTCATACCAGCGGTGCAGAAACTAGCAGAAGAACTAGGGCCAAAGCTTACGCCAGTATTTACAGCCCTCACAGAATACATACGCGATTTTGTTATTCCTACATTCAAAGACATTTGGTCTTTTATTACTGTATTTGTCGTGCCTGCAATTTCAGCCCTGTTGACGCCAGTAATCGATGGGCTACGCTCAGCCTTTGAAAAGGTCACTACCAAGCTTGCAGAAAATGAGGAAAAGCTAAAGCCGCTTGTGGCGCTGTTCAAAACCGTTGCGGCTTTCGTGCGCGATTATTTAGCGCCAGTTATCGGCACACAGTTAAAATTTGCATTTACAGCTTTGGGTACAGCGCTTAGCATTATAATTGACAATTTTGCAACCCTAGTCAGCACAGTCAATAACGCGTATAACGCCATTAAAAGATTGGTCAAATTTATTGACGAAAACCCTATAGCTTTGGGATCGACAGGCGTGGCTGGTTTTGGGTTGCAACAGTTATTTGGCGGCGGCAGGGCTATGGGTGGGCCAGTCAACGCTGGCACAACCTACATGGTCGGTGAGCGTGGGCCTGAGCTATTCATGCCTAACGCGAGCGGCACAATTATCCCTAACAATAAATTAAGCGGCGGCGGTACAGTTATTAACCTAACAGTTAATGGCGCGATCGATGGCGAGTCAACGGCTAGACAGATTGTACGCATACTCAATGACTCACAGGCCAGGGGTACGCTCGGAGCGGCGGCTTTTGGATGAGTGCCTATACACCCGTCTATAAAGTCCTAGTCAATAACGTTGAGCTTACAGACGTCGCCCTAGAAAATTTAACCATCACAAGCGGTCGCACAGATATTAACAGCCAACCCGTTGCAGGTTATTGCCAGGTACAACTGATTAACCTAAATAACTCAGCCTATGATTTTACTGTAGGCACAGGCATAACGATTGAGGTCACAGACAGCACAGCGACTTTTGTGCCTATCTTTGGCGGCTATATTTCAGACTTTACAACCACAGTTAACGCGGTTGGTACTTTGGCCGCTACGACCGTTGTACAGATTACAGCGCTAGGCGCATTATCTAAACTGACTAAATTTATTGATCCTGGCGTATTGTCACAAGATCAGGACGGCGACCAGATTTACGACCTATTAGACAATTACCTTTTAGGCGAGTGGCAGGATGTGCCAGCCGCGCAGACGTGGGCTACTTACAACGCAACAGAGACATGGGCAGAGGCACTTAATTTAGGACTAGGCGAGATCGATCGACCTGGCAATTTCCTTATGATTGCTCGATCAAGCGACGAGACAGACATTTACAGCCTGGCAACCGAGATTGCGACAAGCGCGCTAGGGCTGTTATACGAGGACTCAAATGGCAACATAGGCTATGCAGACAGTACTCACAGGCAGGACTATCTAGCAGCTAACGGCTACACAACCCTAGACGCCAATCATGCTAACGGGGCAGGCTTATCTGTTACTACACGCGTGGGCGACATACGTAATAAATTTGTCATAACCTACGGCACAAGCGGCCAGCACACTTACACAGCTGAGGATGCTCAAAGCATTATCGATTATGGCCTTTATGGCCAATCATTTACATCACGCATTAAAGATGCACCTGACGCTGAACTTTACGCCGATAGGGTTGTAGCCTTACGAGCTGAGCCTTACGCTAAATTCCAAAACATTACATTTGAGTTAGGTAACCCAGAGATCGACGACAGCGATCGAGACGCGCTCATTAACATATTTACTGGTCTGCCAGTCTGGATACAAAATCTGCCGCCTAACATAAGTGAGGGCTCATTCGAGGGCTACATCGAGGGCTGGACATTTAACGCCACATACAACAATTTGACGGTGACATTTAACGCGTCGCCCGTCAATTTCAGCCAGGTCGCTGTAAAATGGGAGTCAGTCAACCCAGCAGAAGCCTGGAACACATTAAGTCCAACCCTGACATGGCTTGACGCGATTGGAGTCGTAGCGTAATGGCAACAACAACACCTAATTTTGGTTGGTCAGTACCAACCTCAACAGACCTTGTAAAGGACGGCGCTACAGCTATTGAGCTGTTAGGCGACAGTATTGACACAACGCTTGTCGATCTTAAAGGCGGCACTACAGGCCAGGTACTATCTAAAACATCAGGTACTGACATGGATTTTACATGGGTTACAACAGACGATACTAACGCTATACAAAATGCTATCGTGGATGCTAAAGGCGATCTCATTAGCGCGACAGCGGCAGATACACCTGCGCGCCTAGCAGTCGGTACTAATGGTCATGTACTTACAGCCGATTCTGCCGAGGCAACTGGCCTTAAATGGGCTGCACCTGGTGGCAATATTGGTGGCGCATTTTCTGTTTACAGAACAGCTGCGCAAACTATCTCAGGTAGCACGATTACAAAAATTCAATTCAATACTGAAGAGTATGACAGCAATTCAAATTTTGATAGCACAACCAACTATAGATTTACACCTAGTGTGGCTGGTTATTATGTATTTTCAATGGGTATTCAACCAGAAAGCGGCACAGATTTTTACGGATATGTGTATAAAAATGGCGCTGTAGCCAAAAGACTTTGGGCCTCATTTGGCAACGTACTGGCCAACGGTACAGCACAATTATATTTAAATGGGACAAGTGATTATGTCGAATTTTATACGGCCTGTTTTAGCGGTAACGGCAACATTTACGGCGGGCAGGCAATTTGTTGGGCAATGGGTTCATTTATGAGAGGTGCATAATGCTATTTGAAACAATTATTGCAGCGTACCCAGAGATCGATTCTGAGGTTTTTAAAAGCGGTGTCATTGTTTTGCAAAATGACTCTGATGACAAAGGCGATTATGTAGCGCAATGGAATTATTTAAAGCCCTTACCTAAAGGGCTAAAAATAGGAAAATGACATACCCAAAAGGCACAGCTGCGCAGGTACTAGCGGTCGCGCTTAAAGAGGTCGGCACAGTCGAGGAAGGCAATAACCTCACTAAGTACGGCAAATTTATGAAGGCTGACGGCTTACCCTGGTGCGGCTCATTTTGTAATTGGGTACTGGCAGAAGCTGGCGTCAAGGTACACAGCGTTGTCAGCACAGCTAAAGGCGCACATGTATTTAAAGAAACTAATCGATGGTCAACTATTCCAACTATCGGAGCTTTGGCCTTTATGGACTTTCCTGGCGACAACATCGATCGCATTAGCCATGTAGGCATTGTTTTAGATTTTGAACATGGCAAAGATGAGGTCACACTTATTGAAGGCAATACATCTGGCCCTGGTGGAGATCAGCGCAACGGTGGGATGGTAATGATTAAAAAACGCTCACTATCTAAGCAAATTGTGGGCTTTGGTGTGCCAAAATATGTACCACATAACGGAACAGTACCGACTGTGCCTACAACCAAAACAAAGGAAAAAAAGAAATGGACCAAGCCAAAAGCCTAGCTGCCTCATGGGCACGATCATTTATCGCCGCTGTTTTGGCCTTGTACATGGCAGGGGTAACTGACCCTAAAACTTTGGCGATGGCAGGTGGCGCGGCACTAGCGCCAGTCATTATGCGCTGGCTTAACCCTAATGACGCATCCTTTGGGGTGACCAAAAAATGACACAGACTGATTTTTTTACTATTTACCTGGCTAGCCTTGCCATTTTAGGCGGCTTTGCAGGTTTTGTGATTACTCACTTACTGGCTGAGATTAAGCGCCTACACGCCAGAGTGGACGAAATTTATAACATTTTACTGGAGCGATGATTTGTCATGGCGCGTAAAAAGGTCATTGACCTAGACACTTACAACGCCCTAGACGCTTACAGTATTGCCCTGCACGAGTATTACAAATCATTGCGTAAGGCTGGTTTTAGCATAGAGATTGCCCTAGCACTTATGAGCGATCGAGACACTTATCCTGATTGGATTTTGCCTACATTGCCTAACAAAATACAGCCGCTGCCCTATGACGACGATGAGGACTAATGCGTCGAATAGTGGTCGTCAGCGATATGCAGATTCCATTTCATGATCAGCATGCGGTTAAAAATCTGGTCAGCTTTATTAGATCATTTAAGCCTGATGAGGTTGTGACAATAGGCGATGAAATTGATTTCAACACAATCAGCCGATTTGCCGACGGCACGCCAGAGGCGTATGAACAGACTTTGGGAGATGATCGCGATACGGCTGTTCAGATACTTTACGATTTACAGGTAACCCAAATGGTCAGGTCTAACCATAGCGATAGGTTATACACAAAGATCATGCACAAGATTCCTAGTTTTCTATCATTGCCAGAGCTGCGCTTTGAAAAGTTTATGAGGCTAGATGAGTTAGGTATTACTTATCACCGTAACGCTTTACCTATCGCGCCAGGTTGGGTGGCCGTGCATGGCGATCACACACCAATTAAGCCACATGGGGGACTTTCAGCCCTAGAGGCGGCTAGGCGCTATGGTAAATCTGTCATATCTGGTCACACTCACAGGATGGGCCGCAGCTCATACACAGAAGCTATGAACGGTCGCAGGGGTCGCATCCTGCACGGCGTCGAGGTCGGCAACCTAATGGACATGTCTAAAGCTGGCTATGTCAAGGGGTATGCAAATTGGCAGTCAGGCTTTGCCATCATGTACATCAAAGATCGTAACGTTCAGGTCGATCTGATCTACATTGAAAAGGACGGCACATTCGTTGTAGCTGGTAAGCGGTATGGACGACCTAGATAACGATTTAGCGCGGTCGATTGATGACCATATAGACGACGTTGAGGCTTTACCATTTAAGCGTGAGACACGCCGATAAAGGCCGATTGTCTTGACCTTGTCAGTTTAACCCGTCACTATGTATTTCGGGAGCGGCTTTGGCTAGGGGACAAGGTCGCTCCCCTAACAGAAACGGGAGCAAAATGTCAACAGAACAAATCATAGGCTTTGCCTTATTGGCACAGCTGTTAATAAGCACGATGATCTACAGCATGGGGTACAGAGACGGCAAATCAGTCGGTTACCATCATGGCCGCTCAGTCGGTCTGGCTTTGAGTAAAACAAAGGTAGGCCGCTAAATGGGATTCCTGGACAATTACGAGGACGTCGCAGCTCGCATTAAGCGCTTTTGGGTAGCCTATCCATCTGGTCGCATCGAGACACATATCATTGATTTTAACGCGCCAGCAGGCTACATCTTGATCGAGTGCCGATTATTTCGTGAGTATGAGGACGAAAAGGCAAGCGCCATCGATTACGCATTTGGTCGAGTCGAATCATACCAGGCAAGCATGAAACGCTGGTTCGTCGAGGACACAGTCACAAGCGCAATAGGTCGGGCTATTGGCTTATTACTAGGGTCAGACACAAGGCCTACCAAAGAAAATATGGCAGCTGTTGAGTCTATGCCACAGGCATTTGTGACACAGGTAGAGCCTGATCCCTGGTCTAAGCCATTTACCGAGGATGGTTTTACAACAGCCTTAGATGCAATAGCTGAGATCGGTAGCCAGTTAGGCGGCAAGCTTATCGATGAGGCGCCATTATGCAAGCACGGGCATATGGTTATGAAAGAGGGCACATCTGCCAAAACAGGCAAGGAATATCGAGGCTATGTCTGTACGGGTAATGTCAAGTCCGAGCAATGTCCACCAATTTGGATGAATAAGTCACAAGATGGCACATGGAAGGCACAGACAAATGGGTAGCATCGAATTTATCAAGCCTGATGGGCATACAACCAAAATCAACATCGACGGCACAATAGAGACAACAATAGATGTGCCATTTGTAGAGATGTGTGACGGCTGTGAGACATGGCAAGACATATTTCATGGCGCATACACATCTAGCGATGGGCTTGTGCTGTTATGGCTTTGTGAGCGTTGTAAGTGATCCTGGTACAGCTCGATGACGAGCGCCAGATAGAAATTACAATCTTTGGTCTTATTAGAGCCATTAAGTACATCGATCAATGGCAAGGCAAATGGCATAGGCGCAATGTGGTCAGCGATAAGCGTCAAATGAACTTTGCGCAATTTGTCGAGTCACAGTCAAATGCCTTAGGGGCTGAAATGGCAGTAGCTAAGTACTTTGGCAAAGCCATCGATCTAGGCAATGAAAATTACAAAGATACGGCTGATGTAGGCGATAAATTAGAGGTTAAGCACACAGCCTGGAAGGATGGTCATTTAATACTTACAGATAATGACAGAAAGACAGATATAGCCATCCTGGTCACAGGCACGTTGCCTAATTACTATTTATGCGGGTGGATACCGATAAACATAGCCAGAAGGCCACAGCAGAGGCGTAGCGATGGGTCATACTGGATAAACCAGTCAGATTTGCACCCTATAGGCGATCTAGTCAGGAGCAGTCATGCAAATAAAATATGAGTGTAGGATCGAAAAGAAACTGACTACACAGACCATCCGAGTAGTCACAGATAACCTGCCAGCCTATGTGCATGTCATTCAATGTAACAGCTGTGGGGTTATGGGTATTGCACACATAGACACGGAGACGGCCTATGTCGAGCTATGACTATCGTTGCGAGGTCTGTGGCAAGACCAAAACCATTACCAAGCCAATCGACGACCCATTGCCACGTGATCCATATTGTGATGGTTGTACTATTCCAATGTCGCGTATCTGGACGGCTACACCTGCACATTTCAAGGGTACGGGTTGGGGTAAAGATAAATGAGCCCTGTGGATAACCTGTGGACAACACGCCAGAGATACGCTCGACTTATCCACATATTTGCAATGTCCTTGACAAGGTCGGTACGATTCATGCTCTCGCGAGAGCCCGTGTGCGGGCTTAGCTCGCAGCGAGTAGTGAGTCTATTGGCAGGGCTATGCCTATGTGTAGGCTCTATAGCAATAAACGTGCAACCCGCACAAGCTGCATCAAAGGCTGATTATCTAAAGCTATATGCACATTTCAAAATCATTGATAGCGAGCAATATAAATGCTTTTATTGGATCATTACTAAAGAGTCTCGATGGGATAGTAATGCTCGTAATGGCAGTCATTATGGTTTAGGCCAGATGCGATCCACCTGGTATCGAGACTTAGATCCAATGAGGCAGATAGATGCTACAGTCAACTATATTACAAAACGTTACAATAGTCCATGTAAGGCAAAGGCACATCATGAGCGTAAAGGCTGGTACTAATGAGCGCATTACGCGATACTGGTAGCACGAGTAGATGGCGCAAGATTAGGCAACGTATTATTAATCGTGATCGAGGTCTATGCCAGATGTGCGGTAACGAAGGTGATTCTGTTGACCATATAACGCCTAGATCACAAGGCGGCACAGATGAGGACTATAATTTGCAGCTATTATGCCGATCGTGTAATTCATCGAAAGGGGGGCGGTTTTTTAATACGCCTAGGACAC